TAAAACAAGTGAACAGGTATTAGGAGAAGTTGCAGATAAGTTTGCAACTATGGAAAATGGTGCAACAAAAGCAGCTATATCTATGGAAATATTTGGTAGATCAGGAGCTAGTTTAATAAACCTACTTAATGGTGGTGCAGCATCACTATCTGAATTTAACTATGAAGTATCAGAAAACTTTGCACAAAATGCAGAATTTTTTAATGACCAGATAGCAGTTCTAGCTATTCAGTTTGATGGATTTAGAAAACAATTAGCAGATGCATTATTACCTGCATTAAATACTATTGTTGGTGTATTTAGTGAATTATTTAGTGCTGAAAATGATTTTACTACCTTTTTTAACGCTATTGAAATAGGTATTAGAGGTATATCTATAGGAATATTTGCAACTGTAAAATTAGTAGATGAAGTAATTAGAGTTTTAGGAACAGCAGCACAACGTGTACAGGGATTTTTTGAAAGTATAAAAATACCACCTTTTGTACAAAAATTATTAGGTGGTGCTGGTAATATTGCTAAAGATTTAGGTAATAGATTTAAAACTCAACAGAAAAGTAATATAACTTCATTATTAGGAGAAGATTTTACAAAAGGTTTTTCTGATAGGTTTACTGAAAGTTTTAATAAAATAAATGAATTGTTTAGTGGTGATACTAATGCACCTGCAGAATATACAAATAAAATTACAGAAAGTGTAGACAATTTAGATAAAAGTATTACTAAAACTTTTGGTACTCACATGAGAGAGAAATTAAAAACTTTTTCAGACAGTATAAAAACAGTACAGGAATCTATGGCAGATGTTGTTGTTAAAGGTATTAAAGGAATGGAAGATGCTCTAGTTAAGTTTGTAGAGACTGGAAAACTTAATTTTAGTGATTTAGCAAGATCAATTATTGCAGATATGGCACGTATAGCAATACAACAGACAATAACAAAACCTTTAACAAACTTTTTTGAGGGCATATTTAAAAATGCTAATGGTAATGCATTTGTTGATGGTAAAGTACAAAAATATGCTTATGGCGGTGTAGTCAATAGACCAACGTTATTCCCTATGGCTAATGGCATTGGCCTTATGGGTGAGGCAGGTGCAGAGGCTATATTACCTTTACGTAGAGGTAGCAATGGTAAATTAGGTGTACAGGCATCAGGCGGTAGTTTTGGTAATATTGTTGTTAATGTAGATGCTTCTGGTAGTTCTGTAGAAGGTAATGAAAATGAGGGTAGGGCATTAGGGTTAGCTTTATCATCAGCTATAGAAGCAGAACTTATTAAACAAAAAAGACCAGGAGGTTTATTAGCATAATGGCAACATTTCCATCTATAGAACCTAGTTATGGTTTAACTAAAACATCACAACCTAAAACACGTATAGTACAGTTTGCTGATGGTTATGAACATAGAATATTGTTTGGTTTAGCTAGTCATCAAAATCCAGAGGTTTATAATCTTGCATTTAATAATATTTCAGAGTCAGATTCAGATGTTATTGAAGGTTTTTTAAGAAGTAGAGCTAATGACAATGCAAGTTTTACATATAGTCCACCTTCAGAAGGTTTTACAAAAACAGGTACTTATTCACAATCTAGTAGCACTACAGTAACAATAACTATTACAGATCATGGTGTTGGTATAAATGATGTATTAACTATTGATTACACATCTGGTAGTGCTGTAGATGGTTCTTTTGTAGTTGCTTCTGTAACTGATAAAGATGTATTTACAGTTGTTGCTGCTGCTAGTGCTACAAATAGCGGTAACGTATCAATAACATTAGCAGGTGCTAAAAAGTTTGTTTGTGAAACATGGAATAAAAAAATAAATTATCCAAATAGATCCACTATTACAGCAACATTTAGGCAGGTATTTGAACCATGAGTAGTACAGCTATTGTAAGCAATTTACAAAATGTAAACCCATCAGCAATTATTGAATTATTTACATTGCAGCTAGATAATAATTTGCATGGTGCATCTACTGTATATAGATTTCATGCAGGTACAAGTTTAAAAGATAATGGTGAGATTATTTGGAATGGTAATAGTTATCAAAGGTTTCCAATACAGGCAGAAGGTTTTGCATTTCAAAAAGGACAATTACCAAGACCTACACTAACTGTAAGCAATGCACTAGGAACTATTACAGCTATTTTGTTAAGTGTAAATAATACAACTACAGGTAATGATCTTACTGGTGCAACTGTTACACGTATTAGAACACTTGCAAAGTTTTTAGATGCTGCAAATTTTCCTAGTAATGCAAATCCATATGGGACACCAGATCCTACAGCAGAGTTTCCACAGGAAATATATAAAATAGATAGAAAATCAGCAGAAAATAGAGAGATTGTACAGTTTGAATTAGCTGCTGTATTTGATTTAGCTGGTATTAGATCACCTAAAAGACAATGTACAAGGGCTGAATTTCCATCTATAGGTACTATTGCAACATGAATTGGCAAGAAGCTGCACTTAATCATGCAATACAGGAAGATCCTAAAGAATGTGTAGGACTTCTGTTAAATATTAGAGGGAAAGAAAGATATTATCCTTGTAGAAATTTATCTATGACAGCACATCAATGTTTTATTTTAGATCCAGAAGATTATGTAAAAGCAACTAATTTAGGAGAAGTTACTGCTGTTGTTCATAGTCACCCTACAACCCCACCTATAGCTAGTCAGGCAGATATGGTTAGTTGTGAGGCTGCTAACTTGCCTTATCATATTGTTAACCCAAAAACAAAAGAGTGGGGATATTATGAACCACAGGGCTATGAAGCACCTTTATTAGGGAGGCAATGGGTTTGGGGTGTTACAGATTGTTGGTCATTAGTAAGAGATTATTACAAAAAAGAAAAAGGTATAAATCTTGTTGATTATGAAAGACCTATAACACCAGAAGAATTTATGAAAAAACCATTATTTGAACAATATGCAAAAACAACAGGATTTAGAGAATTAGAACCTAATGAAAAATTACAAATTGGTGATGTATTGCTTATGAGTATTTTAGATAGTACTTTAAATCATGTAGCTATTTTTCTTGGTGATGATGTATTACATCATTTAACAGATAGACTTAGTTGTAAAGAACAGTACTCACAATGGTTATTAAAATGTACTGGAAAAAGGTATAGGTATGCTACGTAAAATAAAATTATATGGTGAACTTGCAGATTATGTAGGACACAAAGAATTTGAGGTTAAAGCCGATACATTATCTAGTGCTGTTAGTTTTTTAGTTAATAACTTTCAAGGTATAGAAAAATTTATGTCTCCTAAATATTATCAAGTAAAAGTTGGTGATTATTCTATTAATGAAGAAGAGTTTGCACACCCTATTGGTAGAGAAGATATACATTTTATACCTGTTATAAGTGGTGCAGGAAGAGGTTTTGGAAAAATATTATTAGGTGCTGCTCTTATTGCAGGTGCTTTTATTATTAACCCTGCTATATCATTTAGTTTTAGTAAGGGTATTACTGGTTTTAGTACATTAACTGGTGTTTCTGGCTTTTTTACAAAGGCTGCTGTAGGGCTAGGTGCTTCTTTAGTACTAAGTGGTGTTTCAGATATGCTTTTTCCTCTACCAGAAATACCTGATCTTGAAAATCCAGAAGATCCTAGACTATCTTTTAGTTTTGGTGGTACACAGCAAACAGGCAGGGCTGGTACACCAGTACCTTTAGTATATGGTGAAATATTTACAGGTAGTGTTGTTATTAGTGGTGGTATTGATACTGAACAGGTACAGGCATGATTGAAAAAAAACATCTTATCAGAGGTGCAAAAGGTAATGACCCACCACCATCACCACCACAACCTACAAGAGAACCAGATACTTTACATAGTAGACAGTTTGCAACTTTTCTAGACCTTGTTTCAGAAGGTGAGATAGAAGGATTTGCAACAGCATCAAAAGAAGGAAGAACAAAAGGTACAACTGCATATAATAATGCTGCATTAAAAGATGTTTTTCTTAATGACACACCAGTACTTAGAGCTAATGCAGATTCTACAAATCCACAAACTACAGATTTTAACTTTCAAGATGTAAAATTTACACCACGTTTTGGTACTGGTAGTCAAACAAAAATACCTGGTATTGAAAGTAGCGTATCAACAACAAGTGTAGGTGTAGAAGTTACTGCAAGTACACCTGTAACAAGGCAGATAACAAATACAAATGTTGATGCTGTTAAAGTATCTATTACATTTCCACAACTGCAAAAAGCTACAGATGCAGGTGATTTGTTAGGTTCAGAAGTACAGTTAAAAATAGCTGTTCAATATAATTCTGGTGGTTTTACTGATGTTATTACTGACACAATTAAAGGTAGAAGTGGTGACGCTTATCAGAAAGATTATCGTGTAGCAATAACTGGTGCATTTCCAGTAGATATAAGAGTTAGCAGAGTTACAGCAGATAGTACAAGTACTAATTTAAGAGATAGTTTTCAATGGACAAGTTTCGGAGAAATTATAGATGATGCATCAACATACCTAAATAGTGCATATAGCTCTATAAGGCTAGATTCTATGCAATTTAGTTCTATACCTAGACGTAAATTTAGGATTAGGGGCATAAAAGTAAGAATACCAGGTGCAGGTGCATCTAGCTCTGGCACGCCAAGTATTGATAGCACAAATGGCAGAATAGTATATCCAGATGGTTATATATTCAATGGTGTTATGGGTGCTGCTGTATGGACTACTTGCCCTGCAATGATTTTATTAGATTTATTAACTAATAGTAGGTATGGTTTTGGAAATCATATTACAGATAGTTCATTAGATTTATTTAGTTTTGTAGCTGCTAGTAAGTTTGCTAATACTCTTGTAGATGATGGTTTAGGTGGTCAGGAGTCTAGGTTTAGTTGCAACGTAAATATACAGAGTCCACAAGAGGCATTTAAAATAATTAATTCATTAGCTGGTGTAATGCGATGTATGCCGATTTGGTCTGCTGGCACAATAACTATTACACAAGATAAACCTACAGATCCTAGTTATTTATTCACCTTATCTAATGTTACTGATAGTGGTTTTTCATATTCTGGTAGCAGTTTAAAAACTAGACATAGTGTTGTATCTGTTGCTTACTATAATATGGATAGTCAAGAAATAGATTATGAAGTAGTAGAAGATGCAAGTGCAATATCTAAAATAGGTACTGTAGTAAAACAAATTAGTGCATTTGCTTGTACATCAAGAGGACAGGCAAGAAGATTAGGTAAAGCTGTATTATTTGCTGAACAGAACGAATCAGAGATAGTATCTTTTTCTACTTCTATTGATTCTGGTGCTGTTGTAAGACCAGGTGCAATTATAGAAATACAAGATCCTGTAAGGGCAGGGGTTAGGAGAGGCGGTAGATTATCTGCTGTAAGTTCTACAACTGTAGTTACTGTTGATGATACTACAGCAACTGATTTAGCAGTAGATGCAAGTGGTAATCCTGTTGGTGATGCAAAATTAGCTGTAATTTTACCTGATGGTAGTTTTGAAAGTCGTACAATCTCGTCTGTCTCAAATGGTGTTATAACTGTAAGTTCTGCTTTTTCACAAACACCAAATGTAAATGCAAACTTTCTAATATCAAACGTCACTACACAATCTCAATTGTTCAGAGTAATAACAATAGAAGAACAAGATGGTATAAATTATAATATTACTGCTTTATCATATGTCGAAGGAAAATATGCGTTTATTGAAGATGGTGAAGCATTACCAGCACGTGTAACTTCAAAACTAACTGATCTAAAAGAACCACCAGTAGGATTAGCTGCTAGTGAACAAATATTTCCTATTAATAATCAGGCTGTATCAAAAATTGTAATCAGTTGGAAACCAATAGTAGGTGTAACACAGTATCAAGTTAATTATAGATTTGGTAATGATAATTTTATTAGTGAAAAAGTATCTAGACCTGACTTTGAAATAATGAACAGCAGAAAAGGTACTTATGAGATACAGGTATTTTCATATAATGTTTTAGATCAATTATCAGCAACATCTACTAATATTACATTTGAAGCATTAGGTAAAACAGCATTACCAGAAGATGTAACAGGTTTATTAGTAGAACCAGTATCAGATCAGTTTTTAAGATTACGTTTTAATAAAGCTACAGATATTGATGTTACACATGGTGGGAACGTAGTTGTACGGCATAGTAATTTAACAAATGGTAATGGAACTTTTACTAATTCTGTTGATATTATCCCTGCTTTACCAGGTAACGTATCAGAAACTTTAGTACCTGCTGTAGATGGTGAATATATTTTAAAATTTCGTGATGATGGCGGTAGGTTAAGTAGTGGTGAAGCATCTGTTGTTGTAACTAATCCTGATCCATTTCCTAAACTTGTAACCTTTACAGATAGAGAAGATACAGATAGCCCACCTTTTGGCGGTACAAAAGTAGATTGTTTTTATAGTGATGATGTAAATGGTCTTGTATTAGGTTCTTTAGAAACATTAGATACTGTTACAGATTTTGATGCTATTGCAGACTTTGATTTCTTAGGTGCTGTCGATATTACTGGTGGTTCTTATGATTTTGCAAATATTTTAGATTTAGGTTCAACACACCCATTAAGGTTAACAAGACATTTTGTAACACAGGGTTTTTACCCTAATGATCTAATAGATAAAAGATCAGCAAATATTGATACATGGACTGAT